GTAGACGAAGAAACAGTAGAAGAAACTACTGAGGTTAATCCAAAGATGGTTGCAATGGAAGAATATATAGATAGTAAGATAGATAACGAACTACAAAAAATAGAAGCGACACTTACAGTAGTTAGTGAGTTAGTTAGTAGAGAAATGAAAGCTAATCAAGTTGATATTTCTAGTTACGCTAACATTAATCAAGCTATATTTAATATTGAGCAGTTGCCTGATGGTAATAAAGATTTCTTTAATCAAATAGCCTTAGTTGGTTATGATAGAGATATATACACTAAACAAGTTTCACTTAGTGCTGATGATCCTGTTGTTAAACACACAATAGAATTAAACAATGCTAAAACAGAAGTTAATACGAAATACAACGAATTAAGGGAGTTAATCAATGCAAGGAATGGTATCTAAGTTAAGTTCTTATGCCTCATTAATTGGGGTTATTGGAATTATTGGTGGTGGCTTTATGGCGTGGGGTGAGTTTAATAATCGCATAGCCCAATTAGAAGATAGAGAATATGTTATAAGCAGTGAAGTTGATTTAACTGATGTAAATAAATCAATAGAGGGTAACAAGGCTGACATTAAGATTAATGGTAAGGCTATTGAATACCTAGAAGCTAAAATTAGAGAAGTACAAGTAGCAAACGACAATCCACTATTAAGTAATTAATAAAATGAAAATATCAGAAGATACTGCTGTAAGTATGCCAATGAAGAATTTATTGTCTATTATTGGAAGTGTAGCTATTGGGGTTTGGTTTGCTTTTGGTGTTGTTGAAAGACTTAATGTAATTGAAACAGAATTACAGTTAATGCAAAGCGACTTAGAAACAGCTAATGAGTTTATAGTTGGTGTTCCTAAAGGCGATATGGTAAGCCCACAAATTAATGAGTTGTTTATGTTGGTTGAGTTCCTAGCAAGTAACCAAGAAAAGTTAAAAGAGAATGTTGAAGCAGATATGCCACAGATACAAAAAGTTGATATGCAAGTTCAGTTTTTAGAAGAAAGAATTATTGATCTTGAATCATTGGTAGATAAATTAAGAGGGAACGGAAGCCACTAATGTTAGAAATGGTTGTTGTATTGTCAATGTTTATTATTGAGGGTAATGACAGGCGTTTAGATGGTTGGTATCATCAACCTAGTTTGTCAGTTTGCTTAGAGGGAAAAAGAGTTGCAGAAAGATCAGCAGGAAATCAAGTCCAGTACACCTGTACTTTAGAAAAGGGTGTTATGGTAACAGATAAGACAGGAGTAAGACACTTAGATAAAATTATTGGGGAGTAAATTATGCTATGTAAACATTGCGAACACGAATGTCATTGTGGTAATAATGGTGTATGTGCAACTTGTAAATGTGCTAACTGCGAACACAATGCATTAGACGAATTTTGGAAACAATTAGATAAAAAAGATAATGGATAAAATAGAAGAACTTGCACAGCTAAGAGAAAACCTTGTTGATGATATTGAGTTATTACACACGCAAAGATTAAACATAGCTTTGGAAAATCTTGAAAGAGAAGTTGTAAAAGTAGCAAGTGAATTACCCATAAGACAGGGTAAACTATTTGAAGCTAGATTAGCAGTAGAGATTAGACCTAAATTAAAAGCTGTAATTGATAAACACTACACATTATGGGCTGATGGTACTGTAAGAGAATACGATAGAGTGGCAAAGCGTATTGTAGAGAATATGAAAGTGTTACCAATACCTGATAAGTTTAAAACACTTACTGAATTAGATATTGAGACTATAACTAACCTAAAGCGTGTTAAATTTAATGGTTTTTTAAACATTGGTGCAGAAACAGTTAACGCATTAGCTGATGAAGTTTATTCCTCGACAATAACAGGCAAATCACTTAATGATACTGTTAAGACATTACAGCAAAGAATAAATGGCGTATATATTAAAGCTGATGTCGATGATATTAATGAATTAGTGGAGTTTGTTGCCTCTACTACAGATGAGGTAGCAAAAGCAAAAGCAATAGAACGATTACACACATTTTATGGTGCAGACAGAGTTGGAAATAATATGCGAAGATACGCAAAGCAACTAGCACACGACAGTTTAATGGAATTTGATGGTCAGTTTACCAAAGCGAAAGCTACGGAAGCAGGACTAACAAACTACCTATATTATGGAGATATAATTGGTGATAGTAGACCATTTTGTATAGCCAATAGAGGTAAAATATTTTCAGAAGATGAACTTAGAGATAAGTGGAGTTCTGAAATTTGGAAAGGTAAATCAACGACTGATCCTTTCACAAGTAGAGGTGGATATAATTGCCGCCATCATCTACAACCTACCGACCCAAGTTGGTATGATAACAATGGCAATCTTATAATATAGGAGAATAACTACTATGGCTGACGAGCAAAAAACGGAGATCGAGAATACTGAATCTCTAGAAACAATACAGGAAGTTGAAACACAAGAAAAAATGGTTCCTCAATCGGAATTTGATAAGATACTTGAAAAACGACTTGCAAGGGAACGAGCTAAAATTGAGAAAAGATTTAATGGCATTGACCCTGACGAAGCAAGACAACTCTTAGAAGAAAAAGAAGCTAAAGAGTTAGATATGCAAAAACAACGAGGTGAATTTGATAAAGTATTAAAGGAAACTGTTTCTAAAAAAGAAGCAGAGATTTCACAATACAAAGCCGAGTTACAAAAAGTACGAATTGATGACGCATTGATTAAGGTGGCTAGTGAATATCAAGCTATTAAACCTGATCAAGTTGTTAATTTGTTAAAAAGTAAAGTACAACTAGGTGCTGATGGCAACCCTGAAATTATCGGAGATAATAATGCTCCTATGTATAATAGTAATGGTGAATTATTAAGCATAAACGAGTATGTAGGAAACTTTTTAGATGACAATCCTCACTTTAGAAATGCAACGCCTAGCGGTGCAGGGTCTAAATCGAGTGTTGGTGGTGAAACGCCCAAACCTTTAAACTTGGCGGAACTAAATATGAATAATCCTGAGGATAAGGCAAAATATGCTGAATATCGTAAGGAAAAAATGAAGACCTATTAACAATACACCCATAAAGGAGAATAATTATGGCTAACGAAACAACGCTATCGACCTTAGATGATCTGATAGTACCGATGATTGCAGAGGCTCTATTTGTAGCTTCTGAAGCATCAATAATGAGACCACTTGTAAGAAATTACGCATTACCAAAAAATTCAGGTAAAGTGATACAAGTACCAATCTACCCAGTAGTTGCGGCGGCGGCTGTTGCAGAAGCAACTGACCTAGCTAATACTGCTATTTCAACAAGTAAAGCAGATTTAACTGTAGCAGAAGTAGGCGTAATGACTACTGTAACTGATATGGCTGTTAATACATCTGAATCAGATGTTGTTAAAGATTTAGGAAAATTATTTGGCGAGGGTATCGCTAGAAAAATGGACGCTGATCTAATGGCTTTATTTGATGGTTTTTCAGGTGCAGTAGGTGCGGCTGATGCGGCTATTACTGTTGCAAAAATCTTTGAAGCAGTATCTAAGCTAAAACAATCAGGTGTACCAAGCAACGATATGGCTTGTGTGCTACACCCTGCTGTTGCTTATGACCTAAAAGCTAATATGACAAATACATTTGCAAACCCTAACCCAACTGATGTTGCTAACGAAGCACTAAGAACAGGTTTTGTAGGACAACTTGCAGGAGTAAATGTTTATGAAAGCTCAAATATGGCTAACACTGGTACAGGTGGTGACTTTAAAGGTGGACTATTCCACAAAGACGCACTTGGCTTAGCTATGCTACAGGACATCAAAATTGAAACACAAAGAGACGCTTCAATTAGAGGAACTGAAATTGTTGCTACCGCTGTTTATGGCGTTGGTGAACTACACGATTCATATGGAATTGAAGTACTAGCTGATTCAAGCATACTTTAATCTTCATTGGATTGATCAAAACAGGGGGGAGAGTTCCTTTCCTCTCCCCTCTAACATTTTAACAGGAATTTTATTATGGCATTTGCAACAAGAAGTGATTTAATTATATATCAGCCTGATATAGGAGATATGGGTTTATCGACAGGTGAACAAGACGCATTTGTAAGTCAAGCTATTGCAGATGTACAAAGAGATATTAGAAATAAGTGGTGGTCAGTTTATCACAGTAACCAATCAAGAAATAGAAGTTACGCTGGTGGTATTGAAATTGATTTAACATTACTAACTGACACACAGTGGACTAGAGCCACAGTTTACAGAACA